GTGGAGCTATTCGCGATGGTGTTTTTTCCGCACTATTGTTCACATCCATTCAATGAACTGCATCACGATGTGTTCGCTTCTATTTCGTTTATGGAGAGAGCAGTTAGACGAGCGCGCGCTGCACCTCGTGGATATGCAAAGTCAACGATTGAGGCCTTCATCAAGCCGATACACGACGCTTGCTACGGCCTTGAAACCTTTCTCATCATCGTATCTAATACGCAGGCGCAGGCAGATCAAAAGCTTGGAGACATTCGGACTGAGATACTTACTAACGATGCTCTCGTTAGTTTTTACGGAGTACATTTCAAGGTTAGGCGTCCGGGTCAAACGCGCTACACGATCCATACATCAGAAAGCAAAACTTTATTTGCGAGCTATGGCGCGGGCGCGGAAATACGCGGTGTGCGTGTTGGTCCCGACCGACCCAGTAAAATCGTCGCTGACGATATGGAGCACTCAGAAGAGGTCAACAATGAGGAACTTCGTCAGAAATATTTTGATTGGTTTTTCCAAGTCATATCCAAAGTCGGAAACAAGTTCACCAACATCCACGTCATCGGCACAATCCTTCACCCGGATTCCCTTCTCGTTGGCCTCACGAAAAATGCAGCGTATGACTCCAAAATCTACAAAGCGATCATAAGCTGGAGCGCGCGCCAAGACCTATGGAATGAGTGGACCAAGCAATATACGAACTTAGACGACCAAGACCGCCGCGCTCGAGCGCAAGCTTTCTATGATGAGCACAAGGTCTCGATGCTCGAGGGAACCAAGGTTCTTTGGGAAGCGCACGAATCATATTTGGATCTGATGAAAGAGATGGTCGAGACTGGCCGGCGAGCATTCTTCAAGGAAAAACAAAACGAACCGCTGGGCGCTGACGAAGCTCTGTTTGAAAACTTCCATTGGTATCACGAAGTCACAGAAGGGTTTTTCATCGAGAAGCCAGGTCACGCTAACGGCGGCACATTGATTCCATGGAACGAATTGAAGGACCGCGATGGAAAGTGGTTGAAAGCGTTTGGCGCGCTCGATCCCGCCACCGGCCAAACCAAAGCCAAGGCTGGGAAGTCCGGCGATTATTCTTGCATCGTCACCGGTATTGCTCACCACACTGACCGAGTTTTCATCCATGATGACTGGACCAAAAGAGCAGCGCCGACCAAGTTTATCCAACAAATTTTTGACTTGGATGAGGTCTATGATTATTCAAAATTCGCTATTGAAACAAACCTTTACCGTGAGTTGCTGATTCCAAATTTGCAGGATGAACGCCAGCGCCGTCAGGAAAAAAATGGCACCACAGTCAAAGTTCCGTTTTATGATGTAGTTCAGACCGAGAACAAGGAGAAGCGCATTTACACCTTGGAGCCGAGGGTCACGCACGGTTATATTGTGTTTAACCGCGCATTGAGTCAGACTTTTATGCGAATGTTTGAAATGTTCCCAAAGGGCGATCACGACGACGGGCCGGATGCAGTTGAAATTCTCTGGAATCTCGTCAAGGGTCGCTACAAAGCTGGAGCAATGTCCAAAGATGCCATGGGGGGCCGCTGATGAAAACTTGCAACTACAGAAAAACCGCGTTGACCAAGCAAGGTGCATTTACGCCTGCGCGCGCGGGACAAACCGCCGGTCGCCCTTCCCCAAAACTTCCCACTCCGAAGGCGAAATAAATGGCGCGCGATTTGTTTGGATCAATTGGCCCACGAGCTAAGGGTCAAGCCAGCAGTGGCAAAATCAGTCGTTTGAGGCAATTCGCCCAGAACAATCTTGGCACCATAATGACGAATGACATGGGCACCGCGCGGGTTTTCCGCAAAGACAAATTGGACATCTATGACCAATATTACGAAAATTGCCAATACGACAATTTGCAGGACTGGGAGACAGCGGTCAAAGCTGACGTTTATGTTCCAGTTCGTGATCGTAAACCGCGCATCATCTATAACATGGCGAAAATTCTGGTCGATAAGGTCACGGCAAAACTTTGTGGACAGAAGGTTTTTCCCAAGTTCACCATCGAGGATGATCCTGACGACACCGAGTTTTTTCGTACCATCATTAAGGCCTCAAGTCTGCGTAGGAATCTCATTGAGCCAGTTCGACACGCATTGATTTCTGGATCTTCTTTCATTCGCTACTTTCTTGTTGATGGCAATTTGGAGCTTGAGTGGGCAAACGCAAAGTATTGCTATCCGAAGTTCGATGCCATCGGTGAGCTTGAAGAAATAGAAATCAAATATGTCTTCGAGGATTGGGAAGATGTCGATGCCAAAGGTGATCCAAAGCTGAAGTGGTATCGCCTGGTGCTCACCAAAATGAGCGACACGCTTTCGGACACGCCTGATTATATTTCCGGCGCTAAACCTACTTTTACAGATGTGGAGGTCAACCAACATAACCTTGGCTGGGTCCAGGGTGAATGGCTACCAACATCCAAGAACAAATTCGATCCTGATGGCCCGTCGCTGTTCGGTGACATCCTTGGTTTCATCGACGATGCCAACTACTCGCTCTCACAGAGCAGCCAGGCGGTCGGCTACAACCAAGAGCCGCAACTTGGCGTAAAGGGCATTGATGAGGAAGAACTCGACACACTTATTAGGTCGTCGCAGAAGGCGTGGAACCTCGGGAAAGACGGCGAAGCGAAATTCATCGAAAGCGCGCTCGAAGGGGTTAAACAAGCAACAGAAGTTAGGGGAGATAACCGCAACCGAATGCTCGAAGTCGTGCGGGTTGTCCTCCAAGATCCAGAAAAAATCGCGGGGAACGCGCAATCCGGTAGTGCGCTTGAAATTCTTAATGCGCCGCTTATTGAGCTGATCGACGAATTGCGTTCAGTCTTTGAGCCGAAATTCAAAAATCTGATTTTGAAAATGTCGCTCACTTGCTTGATGTACAACGCGAAGGGCGAGCAAACGGCTATTGAGACACCGCCAGGCTATATGCCGACTTCGATGGATCTCACCGCGCAATGGCCGGCGATCTTCCCACCGACCCTCACTGATATTCAGATGATGTGCACGAGTGCTGTGGCCGTGGCCGGCGCGAATATTATCAGCCGTGAGACATTGACCCGCTGGCTTGCCCCGGTGTTCAACATTGAAAACGTGGATGAGGAGCTTGAAAAAATAGAATCTCAACCGCCGCCACCGAATCCTTTCGGTGATTTTGGTGGTGGGCAGTGACCTTTGCATTGATTGGAAAAATCGCATTATGGACGGTTGGTGTGGTGTTCGCGCTTATCGTTCTTTTGATTATTTGGTTTTGCATTGCCCTTGCGATTGATAAAGCAAACGGCAAAAACCCATTTCAATAGGAGAAGAAAATGCACGATAAGCATGGCAGAGAAATATCTGAAGGTGACATTGTTGTGGCCCACAGTTGGCCGCATGGAAGAGTTCGTCCGCAAAGAGTTGTGGCTTGCAATCCAGGATCAACATATTGCAATGTGATTCTTGACCATGGAGTGCCGGGCGTTCAGATTTCCAGCGCAAATGCACATCAATGCGTTTTGGTTGTTAAATCTGATGGGACTCTCGTCTTACCTCCAGAGGCATAAATGAGCACGATTTTTCGTCGAATCAATGGCCGTGTAATTCCGATCAAGATCGACGAGAATCGTTTGAGCAAAGGCGAGCGCAAAAAGTCTGCCGCAGTTGGTACGGCTGCGCTCGCCGGAGCTACTGCAACGGCTGTAGGAACTGGAACTGGAGTTGCTGCCGCTGTTCGCAATGCAACCAAGTTCACAGTAAAATCTCGCATCATGTGGCAGAACGCAAAATCAACTCTCTCTCCAGGTCAGTTCCATTTTCCAGGATTGAAAACTGAAGAAGTCGCGCAGAAGGTTTTGCGAAAAGCCGTTACAACTCGTTTTGTGGCTGCGAAAGTATTCAAATATCGCAATCCATTGCTGGCGGCTGGTGCCGGCGTCGCCACTTCGCTAGCCGCCTTTGGTGCCGGCAAAATCAATGAGGCAATCTCTGGAAAGAAAAATGAAGGCGGAAAAGTTGCCGCAGTCGCAGGAACGGCAGCGACCGCAGCCACATTCGCAGTCTACAGCCATAAGCTTCCGGTAAAAGGGATTCGCAAGATCGTTGAAAATACAATTGCCAAAATGAAGGGTCATCCAACTCCCCACAAAGCTGAATGGTGGAAATAAATGCCATCAGGATTCTTCGATGAAGTCGACTCAACTGGAATTGTCGAAGACCACATCAAGCAGGTCCTCTCGCTTGAAAATGAACAAGCAAAAAGCATATTGGCATCATATCAAGATGTGCGACAAGAGCTGGTGGACCGTCTATCGCGCCTTCCTCAAGGGTCTTTTTCTGCTCAACATCTTCGGGGCGTCCTTGGTCAAGTCCAAGGGGCCATTGGTGCAATCAACAAACAGCTTTCGGGCGATATGTTCGAGGGATCATTCAAAGCCGCAAAAGCTGGCGTGTCCGATTTATTTTCTGAATTGAATACGTTTGACGATGCATTTGCGGGCGCGGTGACTCCGATAAATCTCAATGCCGCGCTCATCGCCAAGGATACGGCCAACCATCTCACTACAAAATATCAGACAAACTTGGAGGCTTACGGAAATGATTTGCTTACACAAATCACTAACGGACTATTCCAGGCCAGCATCGGAAGTGTTGGATATTCTGAAGTCGTGGGCAAACTCAGTCAGTTCTTTGTCGCCGAAGAATGGAAGCTCCACCGA